GGGGGGGCTTGACAAGGTAGCTGTAGAAAATCTTACAGAAGATTTGAAAAGCCTTATAAACGGGAAAGCAGACGCAGCTACAACGCTTGCAGGCTATGGAATTAAAGACGGAATGACCGCAACAGAGGTAGCCGCCGCTATTTCCACAGCGATTGCGGGGACAGACCACTTAAGCCGTGTAATGGTAGACAGCACGGGAGATATTGATACAGCAGCGGACGACGCAGAAAAGAAAATTTACATGGTAAAAAATGCCAGTGGAGAGGCAGGGAACCTTTATAGCGAATACATGGTAATTAACGGAAAGCTGGAAAAGGTTGGCGACTGGAAAGTAGACTTAAGCAGCTACGCAAAGACTACGGAAGTAACAGCAGCCATTGCAAATGCACTGACAACCTACGCAAAGACCGCAGACGTAACAAAAGCAATCAACGAGGCAGTAGCGGGACTTATCCAGCTGGACGACTTAAGCGTAGCGGTTACGGGCGCAGGCAATGTGATTACAGGACTTGCGTATGATAACAAAACAGGCAAATTTACAGCTACAAAAGGAATAACAGCACTGACGGCAGCAGACTTTACAGAAATTACGCAGCAGGAAATAAAAGCCCTGTTTGCATAAGCGAGGTGCTGCTATGAGGTGGTTTAGCTTTACCAGCTTAAAGGCATTGATACAGGAAGTGAAAGCCAGAGAAAACAGCAATATGCAGGCTGTAAATAATACGTTTTCAGAAGTTTATGAAAACATGGAAACACTGGACGGGCGCATAGATGCCTTAGAGCATAAAACAGATGCTGCATATCTGGGTAACTGCTATTGCGGTAGCGTTTATTTGGGCTATGTGTCCGAAACGGACACCTAAAAGAAAGGCAAGGTATGGACTGGATAGACGAAATAACGCTGATAAGCGAGGTAAGCGAAGAGAACAGAGTAAATAAAAATGGATTTGCAACAAAGCCGAAAGAAAGTACCCGTACTGTATTTTGTAATAAAAAATCAGTGGGGTATAGCGAGTATTTTAAGAGCCAGCAGACAGGAAAGCTGGTAGAGGCAAAGTACGAGGTACACAAGGCAGATTATGACGGCGAGGACGTAGTAGAGGTAAACGGGCGGCGTTATTTTGTGCTTAAGACCTACGAAACAGGAACAGACACCATAGAGCTTACGCTTACGGATTTGCGACACAGAAACGAGGGGTAAGCATGGGAGAATTTAATACGGTTGGGCTGGAAGATATTATAGAGGCTTTCAGCAAGAGAGAAACCGCCACGGTTGAGGCAGTACCCAAAATGCTAAAGGCAGGCGCTGATGTGCTGGTAGAGGCACAGAAAGCAGAGGCAATGGCAATGGGACTGAATGAAACGGGCGGTTTTATCAATTCCATAAAAGCAACGGACGTAAAGGGGAGCGATACGGAAAAGTACGTAGAGATATACCCGCAAGGACGGGCAGGGCATGGAAACGACAGAAAAGGCGATAAAAGCAAGGTGCGATATGCAACAATCGGATTTGTAGCAGAGTACGGGACAAGCAAGCAGCAGGCACGCCCGTACATGACGACGGCGAACGAAAAAGCACACGAAAAAGTAGTAGAGGCGCAGCGCAATATATGGGAGAGTGAAACGGGCAAATGAGCATAAAAGAAATTTTAGAAAGTGCGGGGCTGCCAGCCCAGAGAGGCGTTTACACTGGACGAGATAAGCCAGACGCTTATTATACATTTCTGCGGCTGCTGGGTACGCCTGCATTAAACGCAGACGACGAAGAGAAAGACAGCAGGGAAATGTATAGAGTTACGCTTTTTCACAAGGGCGATTTTGAGGCGCAGCTTGATAAAACAAAAGAAATATTAAAAGCGGCAGGCGTTTATATCAACAGTATAGATGCAGAGAGCTACGAAGTAGAAACGGGGTACTGGTTAGTACCTATAACAATCGAAATTTTGAAAGAGGAGTGATTAAACAATGACACTGGGACTGAAAGATTTATACTACGCCGTATGCACAGAGGCAGACGGAGAGGAAAGCTACGGAACGCCTAAAAAAATGGCAGAGGCAATGACCGCCGATTTATCCGTAAAGACAGCAGACGGCAGCTTATATGCAGACGATACGTTAAGCGAGAGCGTAACAGAGTTTGCAAGCGGAACGCTTAAGCTGGGAATTAAAGACCTTACACCCGAAGTGCTGGCAGAACTGCTGGGGCAGCAGGTAGACCAGAACAGCGTAGTATGGGCTGGAAAAGAGGACGAGCCGCCGTATGTTGCCGTAGGGTTCAGAGCAAAGAAAACAGGTGGAAAGTACCGTTATGTATGGCTGCTTAAAGCAAAATTTAAAGTACCGTCTGAAAAGTACGAGACAAAGGGCGAGAGCATTAAGTTTAATACGCCAGATATTGAGGCAGACTTTACAGCCAGAAAGAAAGATAACCGCTGGAAAGCAGACTACGTGGGAACAGAGGACAGCACGGCGGCGAAATCGTGGTTTACAGCAGTACCAGAACCGACAGGAACAATGCAGACAATCTAAAAGAAAGGAGAAAGGCGTAGCGCAGGCTGCGCCTTAATTTTATAGCATGAGCGCAATTAAAGACGGACGTATGCCCGTAGAACTGAACGGCAAGACCTATTATTTACTGTTTTCCTTAAACGCACTGGACGAGATGCAGGACAGATTTGGGGGCTATGACAAGCTGGACAAGGCTTTTGACCAGAGCAACCCGAACATGATTAAAGATTTACGCTGGTTGCTTACCCTTATTATCAATGAGGGCATGGAAGAGGGGGAAACGCCGCTTACAGAATTACAGGTAGGTAAGTTAATTCATATTGGCAATCTGCCGCAGATTAAAGACGCTATTTTTGCTGCTTTTGTATATTCCACAAATGGCGGCGAGGAAAAAGAGACAGCAGACGAAGAAACAACAGAAGAGGGAAACAGAGTAGCCGTGCAGGACGAATAGACACCGCACGGCTGCTTTATATAGCAATGGCTATGCTGCATTATCCAGAAAGCGAGGCGTGGAAAAAGACACCTTACCAGATAATTAAATTATTTGGCTACCACAAGGAGTATAACCCGCACATTTTCGGGCAGGAAAGCAGCGCACCAGCACAGGCAGCAGAGGGTATGGACGACATAGACATAGCGTTAGGGGGCTTGTAAATCATGGCTGATAAAACAGACAATATTAAAACCAAACTTAGTTTTGACGGCGAGGCACAGTATAAAGCAGCCTGCAAAGAGATTAACAGCACCCTTAAGCTGCTTAACTCTGAAATGAAACTTGTAACAGCTGAATATAAGAGCAATGCAAGTAGTGCAGATGCACTGAAAGCCAAGCAGGAAGTATTAAAAAAGACTTATGACGAGCAAAAGAAAAAGGTAGAAGAAACAGAAAAAGCCCTTGCAAAGTGCAAAGAGGCTACAGGCGAAAACAGCGAGGCAAGTAAGAAACTGGAAACGCAGCTTAATTACCAGAAAACGGCACTTGCAAATACAGAAACAGAATTAGGAAAGACAGCTACAGAGCTGGACAAAGCAGAAAAAGCCGCAGACGGAATGGGAAACGAGATAGAGGACAGCGGCAAACAGGCAAAAGAGGCAACAAGTAAATTCAGCGGATTTACAGAGGTTGCAAAAAAAGTGGCAACAGCTACAGCGGCAGCAGTGGCAGCAATCGGCACAGCAGCCGTAGCAGCAGGCAAGGCACTTTATGATATGGCGAGTGATACGGCATCTGCGGGCGACCAGATAGACAAGGAAAGCCAGAAAATGCAGATAAGCGCAAGCCTCTACCAGCAGTTAAGTTATGCCTGCGAAAGAAGCGGCAGCAGCGTAAGCGACTTAACAAAAGGCGTTAAGAATATCACTACAGAGCTGGGTAAAACAGCAGAGGGAGCGAAAGGCGCAGGGGCAAGTTTTGAGGCTATCGGCGTATCACTCAAGAACACAGACGGGAGCGTAAAAAGCACAGAGCAGGTGCTTTTAGAGAGCATAGACGCACTGGCGGGCATGGAAGATGAAACACAGCGAAATGCAGCCGCACAGGATATTTTTGGAAAAAGCGCAGCGGAGCTTTTGCCGTTGCTTAATTCTGGAGCAGACGGGATTAAGCAGCTTATGGACGAAACAGAAGAATACGGCATGATTATGTCAGACGAGGCGGTAGCAGCAAGCGCAGCGTTTGAGGACAGCTTAAGCCGTTTGCAGTGGACGTTTAGCGGCGTAAAAAATAGCATCACTGGGGAAATGCTGCCGTCTATAACAATGATTATGGACGGATTGAGCGACCTTATGGCTGGACAGGACGACGCAGGCGAGAAGATAAAGCAGGGCGTTACTGGAATTATCAATAATATTACACAAATGATACCGCAGATACTGGAAGTAATAACAAATATAGCAGGGGCGGTGCTGGAAAGCGCACCATCTATTATGCAGGCGCTGGCGCAGGGAATTATTACGGCACTGCCTACGCTATTGCCGACAATCACGAGCGTAATAACCAGCATAGCAACTATGCTGATACAGTTAATGCCGCAGATTTTAGAGGCGGGTATGCAGATACTCATAAGCCTTGCGCAAGGTATCGCACAGGCATTACCTACGTTATTGCCGACAATCGTAACAGTGATTACAAATATTGTAACCATGCTGATAGAAAATATACCGTTACTGATAACGGCAGCGCTACAGCTGATTACAGGACTGGCACAGGGGCT